TGTAATACAAGCCAGCATTAATGCGAAACGGTGTTTCATGCTGGCACCTTTTGTTCGTTGCCTTCTACAACTGGAATTAAATCTGAGGCAGGACAATTACATTCTTGCCTCATATTTCTATCCATACCTAAATTAAAAAATATACTCCTACAACCAATAGGAGCTATATTCTTTGTTGACCACCGCAATTGCGGGTGATTCTTACAGGTCAATGCGATGTGTTGGCCATACCTTTGAAAATTAACAATTCGGCCGTCATCAGTATACATGTTAAATACCTCCTATTTAAAATGTTTTGCCATAAACCAATCATTTATCAAACCATCAATTTCCTCTGTATGAGATTGACGGTCATCTAAATAATGAGCGAGAGAATCTATTTCTTCTGGTGTAACTTCTACATCCATTTTTAGATTATCTATAATATCTGCTGCTTTATCCCCAGAAATTAGCTCAGGCTTTACAACTGGCGCCTCTCCTAGCGATTGCAAAATAGAATCAGCGCTCTGTTTATTAGGAGCATAATTCCGCTTCTCACCTTGTAAATGTTTTTGCAAATTATCTAACATCATTGCTCTAGCTTGTTGAATTTTCCAATCTTGCGAGTTAGAGAGATAATCACAAACTAATTTCAACGTGTCAGGTTGTAATGTGAATCTTACTCCTACAGGCATGGTAGTTTCCTCATTTCAAATTGCTTACAGGCGTAGGCCTACCTTACCACGTCAGGGCAGGCAAAGTCAACCCCCCCCCTCCCCCTGTGCAAACATGGTCACCTGTATAACTAATTTCTTCTACCACTACTTATAACTAGCCGCTCGCGTATGCGAGCTAGTACTAACGAGACCCCTTATAGTTCTTACGGGTCTAATATTAGGGGTATCAAAAAATTAAAATTAAAGATATATCCCTAATATAAGTAATATCTATTTATAGGAGCTAGCTAGATTGCAGCGTAGCTGCAAAGCTAGTATATTAGCTGCTGTAGATAGATATTAGTTAGTAATGTTGCCGAAAGGAGGGGCAGGGAGATAGGGGGGCTTGGTTTTGCTTACCTTGGTATGTCAAGGCAACACTTGCCATGCCTTTCCCTATCTCCTATTTTCTGTCTACTGTCTTACTACATTACAAACCTAACATTTCTTCTACAGATACATTTTCCATTGCCTTTAGCTTTGCAGCTAACTTCTGTCCAATACCCTCGCTGCAATCTACCAGTTCCAGTGCTTTCGCCAGTTTGCCACGTGTGGCAATATCAAACATCGTCCTACCACCCGCCATAGATGCAAACTTATCCCGATAGACATTGCACATTTTCTCTAGCTTTGCTGTCTGCTCTGCATCCGGCGCATCGCCAATGCCTAGCTTATCTGCAAATGCTACTAGCATTACATCCTGCAATTCAGCTACAAACCAGGATGTAATTACATCGCCAGTCAATCTCTCTCCTGCTGCCTGTTGTTGGAGATATTGTTTTACCGCTCCAACATCGATATCATCATCAGTCACGCAATCCCGATTTGCTACACAGGCATCTCGAATGATTTCATCCTGTACAGAGTGAAACCAGGAATTGATATGCACTACCAGATCATGCATATCGTCAGTTGTTAGCTGGGTAATCGGTACAGATACTGCCTGCGAATCTTTCGCCTTCTTTCCATCCTTATCCTTCTTGAAGCGAACTACAGACAAACGTTGACCAGCATACGCTTGCGTTTGTTCCTTTCCAGCAGAGATATAAGTTACGAAATTATGACGATCAGAAATATTGCTCATTTTAGGCACCTATTTTGCTAGATGGTTATCGAAAAAATCTAAAACCTTACAGTTTGATAACAGAGTACCAGGTCTGTAAGCACAATGAAAAACTCTGCTATGTTGTAGACACTTGTAAGTAAATGCCTACAACAAGTCAGTCTAATAGCTGTCACGTAGCACATAGTGCTAATCTATCAGTTGCTTGTATTCAATTGTTAAAGATCAGCGGACTAATGTCCTGGGCTAGCCACGAGCTAGGAAATCAACTAGCCGCGCTACCTGGTAACGTTGTTTTGTTACCACACAACATATACTGCACTTATAGATTAGTTAAAAACTAGATTTAAGTAAAGATTAGATTTAGAGTAAGCATTCGATTAATTCTAGTCTGCGGCCTGTAGCTAGTAATAAGATTGATACTCATTCGCACTAGCTAATGGTGTAAGCAGATAAAACAAACCAGGAGGGGGGTATGGACCTTTTTACCCTCGACAGCTGCCTTTGACCTATTTCAAGTTCCCCAATTTTCTAAAGTTTTTCCAGTTAAATTAGGAACCCCAGATTTACTAGCTCGATTTAAAAGATATAGTTTCACAAAAGCATAGGAGCCCGAAATCATGTCAGATATTGTAGCCACCCAACAAGAAGCCAAATATTCTGGTACGCAATCCCGAGCGTTGGAATTGCTAGGAGATGGAGTACAAGCTAGTACTGTAGCCCAAACCCTAGGAGTTAGCGAATCCTATATCTCCCAGCTGCTAGCAGAAGAGAATTTTCTGCGAGGTGTAGTAGAGCGTAGATATGAACATCTCCAAAGACATAACAAACGAGATGCAGCATATGATAAGCTAGAAGATGATTTGATAGAGAAATTGCAATATGGGCTAGTACTGATGCATGACCCGATGAAAATATTGCGAGCTATACAAGTTGTGAATGCAGCTAAACGGCGCGGCCAGTCAACTCCTGACTCTATCACACAACAAAATACTATTGTAAACTTAACTCTTCCAACTGTAGTTGTTGATCGGTTCTCTATTACTAAAGATGTGAACAATCAGATCATAGAAGCTGGCGAACAAAAGTTGGTAACAGTTCAATCAGGTTCATTGCTAGATAGAGTTAAGAAAATACAGGGTGCGAGAAATGAAAATGCCAACCAAAACGGAATCACTACTACTGGAGTTGAAACTCCAAGAATTGCAGGCGATTGAAGAAGCCCAAAAACTGCAAGCTAAAAAACTTGCCCAGGCTAACAAGACTAAGGCAGAACTAATTTTGCTCACAATTAAAATGTCTCTAGCTAGAACTATATAATGGCTAAATCTACTAAAGATATGCTGGAAGCATTGGGGGCTGCCAGAGAAGTCTTGCCTCAGATAGCAATACAGAAAACTGAGCAAGAGCAGCCCCCAGTACAAGATTCAGCTTTCAACGCAATAGAAGTTATAGAGAATGCTAAAGCATCGCTAGATTTTCTGGCGGCCTTAGCAATGCCTATGATTTTCAAATATTTCTTCCCTCCAGTTTTTCTAACTGTTTGGAAATGGCTTAGATCTTATGTCCACCAGGATAGAGTATTTCCTCAGCTCGCATTAGGCTTACCTCGCGGTTTTGGTAAAACTACAGTTATCAAACTCTTCATCCTGTACTGCATTCTCTTCACAAAGAAGCAATTTATCCTGGTAGTTTCTGAAACTGAAGGGAAAGCGAAAGCAATTGTAGCTGATATCTGTGATATGTTAGAAGAGCCGAATATAAAAAAATTATTCGGAGACTGGAAGATAGGAGCTGAGATTGATAGGCAAGACCTCAAGAAATTTGGCTTTCGAGGCCGTAACATTATCCTAAAAGCTGCAGGAGCTGGAACTGGTATTCGCGGTATCAATGAAAAGAATCTCCGTCCAGATGTAATGCTATTCGATGACATCCAATCTAGAGAAGACGCGGAATCACAAGTAATTTCTGAAGCTCTGGAAGTATGGATGTACGGTACTGCAATGAAGGCGAAATCACCTACTGGGTGTATGTTCCTATTCATTGCTAATATGTATCCCACGAAATGGAGTTTGCTCCGCCGACTGAAAAAGAATCCTAAATGGATTAAATTTATTGCTGGTGGAATTCTAGAAGATGGAACTTCTCTCTGGGAAGATCTCCAACCTATTGAGCAATTGCTCAGCGAATTCGAAAATGATCTCTCAGCTGGTCACCCAGAAATTTTCTATGCAGAAGTTCTAAATGATGAGAACGCCAGTGCAAATAATCTAATTGATCTCTCACGACTTCCATCTCCTAATTTTGATTGGGACGAGCCAGCAGCTGGTAAATTCATAGTAGTAGATCCTGCAGCTAAATCGAATCCTAACTCTGATGCTGTAACAGTAGCATATTTTGAAGTCCACTCCGAACTCCCATGCTGCAGAGAAATAGATGAAGATAGAATGTCTCCTGGGGAAAGTATCCGCAGAGCCTTAATGATGGCACTGAAACATGGCGTGCGAGTTGTGGGGGTAGAAGCTACAGCTTATCAAGCAACTTATCTCTGGTGGTTTAATTATATTTGCGCCCAGTATGGTATTACCGGTATCGATTGTGTAGAGCTATATACTGGTATGGCTTCTAAAAATGCTAGAATTCTCCAGACTTTGAAATCTTACATAGCTGGAGAAATCTTTATACACCCAGATGCACAACCAGCAGCTCATGCACAAATGACTCAGTTTCGCCCTCTCAAACGAGATAATGTAGATGGTATTCTAGACTGCCTAGGTTATGGGCCTAAAATGATTGAGCTTTACGGACATATGATAGAAGCCTATACAATTGGAGAAACACAGGAATGGGAGAGAGTTCCTCTGCTAGATCACAACTCCCCATTCTAGTTCTAGGAGGCCCAGTGAATATACCAGGAATTTCTGTAAATAACGCAGCTGTAAAAATCTGGCTCTCAAAAATGAAAAAGAAATACAGCGACGACTGGAAAGTAGTAGTCTATAAAGCTATCTATGAGGATGGTGTGCAGTCAAATGATATCCATCCAGAGGTGAAAAAACATTTGAATAGGAAGAAGCCATGACTGCCAATACCAATATGTCAATGTTGTTGAATAAAAAGCAGCAAGAAGGATTAATTCAGTTTCACAAGCAATGCTACCAGATGCTAAACCAACAATGGAACATTCGAGAGCAATTTCGCCAAGTAGATCTAGCTTATATGCGAGAGTTGGATTATACACAGGAGAATATTCGAGCAAGACTGGCTAATATGTATGGTGATCCTACCCGCTTCCAAAATATTACTATGCCTATTATCCAGCCGACAATCGAGAATGCAGTAGCTTATCAAGCCTCCGTATTTCTAACGGGCACGCCACTATTTCCAGTTGTAGCTGATCCAACAAATCAAGATGCAGCTACACAGTTAGAAACCATTATCGATGACCAAGCAACTCGCGGAAAATGGGTTCGTCAATTCCTTCTATTCTTTCTGGATGGATTTAAATATAATCTCTCAGCTATCGAAGTAGCTTGGAAAGATATTGTGACGCCGGCCTTTGAAACTGATCTGGGATACCATGCAGGAAAACAAGGTAAGCCTAAAGAAGTTATCTGGTCTGGAAATTGTGTAGAACGCTGGGATCCATACAATACATTCTTCGATACTCGCTATGCTCCAGCGGAGATCCCAGAACGCGGAGAATTTGTAGGCAACACGAAACTCTATACTCGCACAGAACTGAAAACTTTTATCAATTCTCTACCGTATAAAATTGGAGCGAATATTGTACCTGCGTTTGAATCTGGTGGTGGCTTCTCAGCTGGCGGTTATTCGCCTGGCGGAGTTGAATCTTATTTCATCCCCCAGGTTAATCCTTGGGCTCTGGTAAATAAGAATCCCCGCGCAACTACAGACTGGATGATGTGGGCAGGAGTTACTGGGGGCGAAAATAAGATCCAGTATAAGAATATGTATGAAGTGACGACGTTGTATGCTCGTCTGATCCCTAGTGATTTCTCGCTTTCAGTTCCTAGCCCTAATACCCCGCAAGTCTGGAAATTAATTATCGTAAACCACCAAGTTTTAATCTTCGCTGAACGCCAGACAAATGCACACAATTTGATACCAGTTCTATTTGGCCAGCCTAAAGAAGATGGGTTGATGTACCAAACGAAATCTGTAGCCCAGAATATTCGACCTTACCAAGATGTGTCGACAGCGCTTGTGAATTCTATGGTTCATTCTCGCCGTAGAGCTATTAGCGATCGTACACTCTATGATCCTTCCCGCATAGATCACA